ATCTATGACAATAACGTAATTCTTTTTGACGACCATAGTTTCTTTGTCGGGATTAGTCAACTGACGTGCTCGCAGCTCTGCCGGAGCTCCACGGTAACGTAGTCCCTTCTTAGCTTCATCTATAACTTCTTCTTCTGTAACTGGTTGTGATTTAGCTTTAACTTTATTTCGTTCTTGGCGCATTTTGATACGACGGACTGCTTCACGATATGCCTTTGTACGGCCATCAACCTTTGAACTTTCTTCTTTCTGTTCATTAGCTGCCTGTAATGCGGCCTGAACTTCAGGATCATCACCAAGACCCTTTTTGATTTTTTCAATCTTCTCCCAAGCACCTGTCATATCGCCGCCCATTTTAGTTGCAATTTTAACAGCTTTTCTGACCAATGACTGTGGGTATTTACTACGATCAGCAACACCTTTAGTTGGAAACTTCATCCCTTTAGGTGCATTTGCAAATCCACCCTCGACATTTAATTTATCTAGTTCTTCAGCAGCACTTTGCCAAATACCTAATGTGGCTTCTTCTAATGTACCTGGTTTAGTTTCTAAATATTTTTTATTCATAATAGTTTCTTCCGATGCCTGATCTTTAATTCTCTTTTGTAAATCAGTCAATTTTTGGATTCTTTCTTGTTCCTTAGCAATAGCCAATTGAGCCTGTGCAATTGCCTTTGCAACTTTTAATTCTTTTGATTTTGCTTTATCTGCCTTTGGATCATCTTGTTCTTTTACAGATTCTTTCTTTGCCATATTAGTAGCGACACCCATCTTTACTTCTTTCCATCTATCACCATATCGTTTCTTAAAATCGGCATCATTCAAATCTTTGGCAATTTCCTCTCTACGTTTTAATTCTGTATCAGTTAATTTTCGCTCATCTATATTTATACTTTCTTCAACCTCTTCTTTTCTTAAACGAGGCTCCCGTCTATTCCATGATGGGTCCGTCATTGTAAGATTTTTTTCATCATTATTAGTTGGATTATTATCTTTGTGATGAACATCTTTACCGTCCCCTCTGGCAGCCTTACCGTTCTTTATCATAAGACGGCGAGCTCTCAAACGAGCAGCATTCTTTTCTCTCTGTTCGGGTTTGGAATGATAGTTGTCATATTCCTTTCTATAATTACGATCTTCTTCCACACTATTTGAAATAACATGACCCATTGGCATCTGTGTACGATACCCTCTAAAATCTTTACCAAGTTTTTTACCATCCTTCTGTAATTTTTTTATTTCCTTTTCCTGGTCACGTTTATTTCCTTTGAATACTATTTTCCAACCCTTTGGATCTTTTAAAGCAACAGCAAAACCAGTACCTGCCATACGAGATTCTTCCACTTTTTCGGCAGACATTCGACGTTTGCGTTTATAGATTTTAGGTTTCTTCTTAACTACTACGGTAGAGTCATCATCTCCAGTTCCAACAACTGCTGGGCCTGTAGCGTTGGTGGGAACCTCTTCTACCCACCATTTATATTTTTTCATACTTCCTCCAAATCTTCAAGAGAAACATAAATTGCTTCTTTAGATTTTTGATGTATCACTGTAAAAATATTTTGCCCCATGACCGCATCAGTAGGTGCAGTATCGGTAAAAGCAACTACTATGTCACCTTTCTTGGCTGATCCTGGATAATCTTCATTAGGGATTATATCAACATTAATTTTATATGTACCTTTAGGTAACATATCACCAAGACCTATAACTTCTTCCTGTAATTCATCTTCAGAAATATAACCTTGATCTACCAGCCAATTAGAAAATGCTTTTTCTACAGTATTCTCATCTTCTACTTGGTCAGAAAAATGTTGCTTGAGTAGATATAAAGCTGTAGCATATGTTCCTAATTTGGTTCTTACACCAGGAATTTTATGTAGTATTCTTTTAAGATTAAAAATTAATCTATGAAGTAAGGTAAAAGAATTCTTTTCTTCTGAGGTTTTAAGCTCTTTACGTTTTCGGAGAAGTTTACCATCTTTATCTATAATACCGTGTTCAAAAGCAGGTTGTTTTTCCCACGGTGTGGTAAGTATTCGTAAAAAGCGATAGGCTACAAATAAATCTATAGCCGCACCTTCTGTTAGATATTTTTTAGTGTTTTCCATACATATGGATCCAATTGTATATCAACCAATTCTCCTTCAGGAATCATATCTAAAAACAACATAAATGTTTTTAATACTGACCAATATTCCTGATCTACTTTATAAAATAACAAAACTCCAGAAGCCTCAACACCAAACACATTCTGTAATACAATAATGTGATTCAGAATCAACCTCTCTTTTAAATTACCCGTTTCATTATATTTTTTGAGTAGTCTTTTAAGATATTTAAATCTCTTAATATCTTCATTAAACTCCTCTTCACCCTCACATTGCGGATTATTATAATTATGTAACGCATACATCAGCCAATTGGCTGGGGTAATTTTTTCATACATTAATTTATGCTATTTTGGCAAGCACCTTACATCTGCCATTATCTAGTTCCATATATTTAAAATTAATACTCAATCCACCATCAACTCTATGAGAAATACCATCATCATTTATAACTTCATCAGGCGCCTGGTTACCATCTTTACCGTATCGACCGCCGAACTGTTCTAATGGTACTGAAATGTCACCTTCTCCTTCGTAGATTTCTACCTTAGGAAAAGTTACACCAATTCTCATAAGCTTTTGTCGTAACTCACTTATAGCATGATTTGCATTTAAATATTCTCTATCTGCAATCGAACCAACAAAAGCATTAACTTGTTTTAAAGTTGCTGGGTCCTCTATATTAGCTACACTACCAACACCATCTTCAACAGGTGTAGATGCGTGTGTATTGTGCTCTTTAAAAGTTTTCATTATTCTATCTCTTGTTTTAATTCTGAAAGTTCTGCAGCATCAGTTTCCGTTTCTCTTATAGAAAAAGAAGCTGTAACTTTAGGTTTCGGTTTTTTTTCAACCTTTTCTTCTTTAGATTCTTTAGGTGAAGTTATAGTACCATATTTAATTACTTCTTCAGTCATCTTTTCCCTTCTCCTCGTTAGGAGTTTTGGTTACTTTCTTCTCTTTAGGTGGAACGCCAGGTGCAATAGCAGCACTTAAATCCCCTTCATCTCCTAATGAGTCTAAAAAGTATTCGCACTGCTGTTGTGCACCCCTTAAAGCGTTCATATTCGCTATTGCGTTTGTTTTCTCCCTGTCCAATTCTGCAAGTCTATTTTGCATATTTTGGATTTCAGTAACTATTAACTCCCTACGTTCTCTAATATCATTTTCAGTTAATGCCATGATATATTCACCTCCAAATTATTATGTTAAGATATTAAGCTATAGTTGGTCCTGCACCAGGTGTTCCCGGTCCCCAAGCACCAATAACTTGCCAGCCAGACGATAGCCACATCAGTATGGCGGCATCACCAGCATCAGCAAACGTAAGAGTTGTTCCATCATTCATTGTTGCAGGTGTAAGAGTTGCATCTCCACCATCAGTTATAAAAACGATAATCTTAATCTGACCCTGTGCACCGTCTGCCAATGTCAGTGCAATTGCTCCAGAAGAAGCAACGGTTGTTACTGCTGTTGTAAGGTTAACTGCACCTGCGGCTGTCATTGCCTGTGGTGTTGAATCAAATGCCAACCAAGTAGGCATATTGTTCATTAAATTTGCTACTGAAATCTTTTTGTTTACTGGTGTTCCTGCCGGATCATCAATAACGTGTAGTAAATCCTCTGCAGCGATACCTGTTCCCAGGTCTGTTAGTGCTGTAATCTTTTTATCAGCCATTTCTTTCTCCTATGTAATCCAAATTAATGGTAAACTATTCTATGCATACGCATAGACCAATTAAACGCCCGCATGGGCTAATACTACTTCTTCTATATATATTGCACCATCACTACCAGCAGTTTCGTTGATACATGATAGTTTAAAGCAAGATATAAGAGTACCCCCTGCACTATAAGTAAATGCTGCAGTTGATGAAGCGTCTTTATCTGTTGTTATTGTGGTTTCTGTCCCGGCACCACCAGGCCCTTCCGAACCGCCGATTGATGCAATGTTAGCATCCGTGATTAAAGTATTCCAAGCCCCTACTGAGGCTCCTAATAATGATACCTGTTCTCCAGCAGCAAATGTAAAATTATCTGTGACTGTTAAAACTGCTGGGTCTGCACTCGTTGCCGAGAGAACCTTTGCAGACTTAACTTTTTCATCAGGTACTATTACAATAGATGTTCCGCCTTTTAGGTATGTGCCGTTTGATACACCAGATGAATTTGTTACTGCTGTTCCTTCATTAGAAACTTTGACAAAAACATCATTACCACCAAACTCTGACACTCTAATAGAACTATTTACACCAATGGTAAATGCACTAGTCGAATGTTCACTATCGTCTGCTAAATTTGCAGCAGTAATAACTCCAATCTGCTTTATCAATCTATAAGACATATTATATCACTCCTCTATTAACTGACAGCAGTTGTTACACCAATCAGGCATTGTGCTGAACCAGAACTTGAACCAGATACAGTTTCCTCAGTCATAACACTTGAACCTGTTTTGGCAGCAGTATTACTGAAAATTTCAGCATTGCCTCCTGGCCCACCAATTGCACTAGCACCAGCAAGGTCGCCCTCTGTAACAGCTGTTCCGTTACCATCAACCATTGCTGAACTACCATCTGTACCTAATGCGTAGTCTGGATCACCTATTCTACCACTAGCAACAGCTGTACTTGGTATAGTTCCTCTGAATGTTAATTTGTTAGTGCCTGAACCACTAAAGTATTGCATTGCCATAGCACCGTCATTGACCATATCAGTTGGTCCATAATTCAATACATTGAAAAATACTTTATTACTAGTAACATTGTCAGCTGACCAGGCAGCAGATGTAACTGTAATTGCTTCGTCAAATGTCAACACTATATCAAATGTTTCGCCACGAGCATATTCACCGGCAGTAAAGTCTGCTGATAAAATATTCGCCGCAGCCAATGTGGCTGATAGACCACTCACACAGGCAATGACTTCTACTTGTGCATCTGTATTGTCGTTTCCACTCGCAGCAGTTCCTGCCCGGAGAGCCCAACCTGCCGTTGTAGCGTGTGCATCTTCTTTTGCACCACTGGCGCCTTGGGCACCATCACCACCAAGCCATTTTGGTCTGCTTTCTGCGGAAGTTGATTTTCCCCATAAACTCATTGTTTTATCTCCTATAATAGGTTTTCTTTTTATTATTTATAATAGTTTTAATTTAACTAGGTATGTTTGTAGTTCTTTATCTTTAACTCCTTTAACCATACCCGCCGCCTTATGTAAGGCTATAGCATTTTTCATGCCTGCATTTTGGAATTTTTTAAACCATCTAGCTGCGGCTTTATATTCTTTAGAATGTAGTAATCGACTTAATCCTTCTTCAACTTCAACAAATTCCTTATACTCTTTATACTCCTTTATACCCATAGCCTTTCTTAAAATTTTAAATAAATCTTTTGCATCTTTACTATTGGCAAATTCATCAGGCAAACCTGATTTGAACAGATCAAAATTATTATCAGCAGCAGCACCTCTCATTTTTGATGCAGACATTCCTGATGCACCTTCTGCATCAGGATCACGTTCCCCTGCATTGATAACTTTGATCGAATCAAACTTATACTCACCATGTCGTTTTCCTTTCACCCCATTATACTTATCTAATAGTTTCTGAAACTCTCCCACACGGTCTGAACCTGCAATCATTATTAAATCAGTATAACCATCATTAAAAACATCTACTGCAATATCTATAACTGTTCTTGCTGGACTGTCTACAATATGTTTTGCATGATCCGGAAAAATCTTTCTCATAAATTTTATTTTAGATTTATAGTCTAAAGGATTTTTCTTTCGATCTTGTGACTTACTTACATAGATTCGATAATCCCTACCACCAACGGCTTTAGCCTTGTTCATCAAGACTTCGTGTCCTATGGTAACAGGATTAAATCGACCAAATGCAAATACTATTTTACTCATTCTTATTTAACTTTTCTAAAATCTTTTTAGTATCTTCTTTGATTTCACCAATATCTTTGACGATCTCTGCCTGTTGAACCTGAATGATAGCAATTTCTTTTTCATTCTTTATCACCTTCTCAATAGCAGCAGTATTGTCTTTAACGTGTATATCTGTTCCAGAAGCCCACCATACTGCTGCAGCTGCTTGTGTTAGTATAAAAACCCAAACTGCGGGAACTGACCAGTCGTTCATTTTTCTAATTGACTCCTCATTCTTTCTGTTTCGGCCTTCTTTAATTTTATTACTAATTTTTTGGCTATTGCAGGTATCTTTGCATATTTCTTTTGCAATACTTTATCTATTTCCATTTTCTTTACAGGCGGCATAGAATTATAATCTTTGTATCCAGCTTTCTTTATAATTAACATCTTTGCCTGTTTTTGAGCTCTCTTCCACAATTTATCTGGAGAGGCGTGCTTCTTCTTTGCCTTTGCAATTTTTTTCTTCATAGCACTTGACTTCATTAACCTAGACATTCTGCGTGCCATGGCCTTTCGTTGTGCTATGTTTAGAGGCTTACGCTCTGTTAAAAATTCTTTATAAGTTTTCATGTCCAGTTTTTAGCGGCTGTAAAATTAGCTCTACTAAATTCCATTCGATCTACAAGTTTTAATGCCGTACCTACACGATCTATTGCAACAAATCCTTCAGGTGCAGTTATTTTATATCCATCAGATGTTTTCAAAAATGAAGCCACTGAACTTTTTATTAAATTTAATTTTCGTATAATATAATTCTTTGCAGTCTTGAGAGTTATATAAGATGCTATTACAAAATACAATGCTATTTTATATTTTGCATACTCCTTTAACCCTTCTTTCATAATTTCTGTATATTTTTTCTTTCCTTTCTCTGATTTAGATTTATCAATCTGTTTCATTAACACAGAACTATAATATTTTTCAAACTCTGAAACTAATTTCTTGGTGTCTCTGATACCTATGCCTTCTCTAATTTGTGTATTAAAAAATGTTTTTAGGTGTGAACTCAATGCCCACTGATCTCGATCTTTTTCCATAATTTTCAAATAAGGAGTAGCTTTTTTAAGCGATCCAGATGTTAAATCCAAAACTCTATTAAATTTCTCTGTTTCTCCTGTAGTCATTGTTGCTGTACCAGACTCATCTGAAAATTCTGCATCTGTTGACCAAACACTAGACGTACTCTTTAATTGTTTTGAATTTGCACCAAAATTTGCTTTCATAGAATCTATTGTATCACCAGTATATGTTGTATGCCAAACAACTCCGATTTTAGATCGTTGAATTTGTTTTGCTAAATCGCTGTCTGCTGGAACTGCATAAGTAATCGTATTTGGTGTAAAGGTAATCATACTCTCGCCATCAATAGATTCAGATTCTAAATCGCTAGATGTAAACAACAAATCTCCCTGCCATACATCTTTAATTTCTAATTTAGGAAACTCTTTCAATGCAATTTTTAATTTATCTGCAAGACCACCAGAATGATTAGCATCTATATCTGCATTTGTATAATTCAGTTTTGGTTCTTTATTAAAAATTGATTTTGAGCCTACAAAGAATTTTCCATTCTCAGGATTTGTTCCTGCAAATATAGCAGGTGCACCATCCCACTTAACTGTTAAGCTTATCTTCTTACTTACATTGCCTTCTAACATATCTCGTAGCGCCTCTAGAAATGCTATAGCATTTTTTCCACCAGCAACACCATTATTAATGATGTCATCTTCTAGATGTTCTAGATGTGTGTTCTTATCTTCTGTTAAAAATTCTGCAAATGTTTTCATTAACCAAGTTCCATTTCAGCATATTTTTTATTCATTACCGCAGGCTTTAATTTAAACCCTGGATCTGGCATGATTATTTCATACTTGTCAGTAGTTTTTGTTGATGTTTCTTTAGGCATACCATTTTTTCTTAATACTTGAAAACTGTTTTTACTTAATTGTTTTACCCAATTTCTTTGTTTCTTACCTTTGGGATTAGTCCAAGTCAACTGAAATACTTTCTTTTTAGTTGCCCCTGCTCCTAATCGAAACTCTTTATCTTCTGTTAGAAATGCTGCAAATGTTTTCATTATCTTCTTCTAGTTTTAGCACTAAACCGAGCAGTATCATAATCTATATTTTTTTGATATGTGTCTTGCTGTTTCTTTTTCATCAAGGTTAGTTTGCGTTTTATCTTAGATGATTTCAACTGTTGTTTTACATCCATATATGCTTTTACTTTATACATAAACGCACTTTTCTCATCAAGTAAAAAATGATTTGCTACAATATCTAATCCACCTGACTTTGTTTTCTTTGACAGATCGGCTAACTCGTTAGCAATGTTCTGTTGTAAAAAATCAATAGACATTGTGCCGTAGCCACGAATTGCTACTGTAGGATTCTCTGGATCAAAATCAGGTGCATCCCAATAAATTTCACCAGCACCATATCCTTTGGCTTCACCCAATACTTGTCTGATTGCATTTCTTTCTGATCTATACATTTTATTTTCCTAAATTCTTACAATTATGCAGATATAAATTTATTGTTGATAAGTTTTCATGATATTACCAACTTGGAGTCGCCATTGATACTTCTCCCTCTATTTCATACCCCAAAATCTCTAATAATACAGTAATACCTTTAGCTGCCCACTCTTTCATTTTTTGAATAACTCGTTTGATAATATTTTCCCAAAGATATTTGGCAGCTGCCTGAACTTTTGTTACTATAGTATCCTTTAAGTCTGAAAAATATCCTTCTGTCAAAAGTTGTGATTGGAAAGATTCATATTCTTCATTAATAATAGATGTAATACTTTCTTCAAATAATGGATGTCCTTTAGGCTCATATGCTGCGGCAATACCTAATTTTGGATATTTTGATCGTCCACCACCCTTAAAATCTACTGAAACATTTGAAGCTAGTGCCGTATTTGCCATCGACCACGGAAATACATCTTCTTTCTTTTTTACTCCGCCATTGTGAAATACTAACATTGTATTTGCAACAGCTGTTTCTCCTCCAGTATATTTTGACCCCACAGAAGCTTTACCTGTAAATTTATAAAGTCCTGAAGCTGCCTCATATACTAACCATTTCTTTAACTCATTATTGTTTTCTAGAAACTCTTTTATTTTTATTTTCCAATTTTCAGCTTCCATAGATGTTTTAATAATATCAACAATTTGTGTTTTTAAAGCAGATTTTGTTAATTCTTTAGGTGATACTTTTTCTAAATGTCTAGCACTTACTTTAACATCTCCTATTGCCACACTACTCTTTATATACTGTTGCATCTTAATATCAAAATCTGCTCTGGATATCATCGCCCCATCAATTAAATTTTTACCTTTAGATTTTGTTGGTGCAGCTCCCATATCTGAAAGTTCATCTTTAATGTGATTTAATAACGGTTTGTCTTTATATTTTTTGCCTTTATCGTCTTTAAGACCTTTCTTTTTTAATTCTTTAAGTCTAACAGCAAAATACCATTTTTGAAAATCATTTTTGCCTTTTCTAACTTCTACATTCAAATCATTTCTAGACGCCGCTAACATATCTTCTTCTATGATTTTAAAAACTTCATTAAACGCACCATCTCTTGCTATAGAAGCCCCTTCATTTGCCTCAAAATGTGCAATTGCACCTCTTAATACTCCAGATGCCTCCCCCGATTTTGCACTCATCAACTGAGCGCCTGCACCACTTTCACCAGCCTTCTTTAATGAAAACCGATTATTATTGTCACCAAATAAATCTGTTTTAGGTGTAACATCTCTACCCTTTGCATAATAGGTTTTAGATGAACCTGATCCAGAATGTATAAGAACTTTACCTACATTGCCTAAGTCTTTAGCTACGGCTTTACCTGTTTGGCGCAATTCTTTTTTAACTTTAGTCCAATTTTTTGGTTCTATACCTGCTGCAGCAACAGGATCGTCATGCCCTTTTAAATCGTTATAGGCTACACAAATTGCTTGTTCAACATTAGTTGCATCTGACGTATCAGCTTCTGATAAAAGAAATTGTTGATAGGATTTCATATATAATATTCCACAAAGTTTTCTTATATTTATATATTCTACATTTTGAAATCTTTAAATTTATCGAATACTGCCTCTACTTCTTGCCCGGTATCAACCAAATCCTCTTGAGCAGTTTGTGATACATCATAAAGTTTCATTTTAGCTCGGTCTACACCTACAATAAATCGTTTATTGATAGTTGGATCATTATAACGATTTTTTAATTGTTTTACTAATATCTGATTTAATTTTTCTAATTCTTCTGTAGATATAATTGCAAACATTAAATCGGCTGTCGCTGGTAACCCAAATGATTCACTGGTATCTTCCAAACCTACATCTGTTGATACAAACCCACTTCTTGTCGTTTGCGTTGCGCTCATAATTGGTATATTAAATTCTACTGCAAGACCCCTCATTTCTTCTGCAATAGATTTTATATACGAATATGAGTTAATACTGTTTCCCATTTTAAATCTACTAGACTGACATATATTTAGATAATCTACGAATACAATATCTGGTCTAAAAGATTTCTTTAAAGCTAACTCATTTAACAATGCACGAAAATGACCACAATGTGCTGATGCAGTAGGATACTCTTTGACTATCAATTGTCCTGTGGTCTTTTTCTTAATGCGTCCAATCTTATCAGTAAACATTCTCTTTGGTAAATCGTGTAAATCATCCAAAGAAATATTCATAAGGTTTGCATCTATACGTTCGGCAATTTTCTGTTCAGCCATCTCTAATGTTATATACAATACATTGAGATTTTGCATTAATGTAGACGCAGCAACATGACACATGAATAAAGATTTACCCACACCTGTACCAGCCAAAACAATATTCAATGTTTTGTTCGGTATACCGCCTTTAGTTATTTTGTTAAAAAATTCTAAATCAAACGGAATCTTTTCTTCTACAGTATGATAAAAATCAAACCGTTCATCAGATTGTTCGATATAGTCATGTCCGACATGAGTATCAAAAGATACTGCAAGTGCATCGGACAAAATTTCTGGGATAGCTTCTGGAGCCTGTTTCTTATCTTGACCATCTATAATTTGTATGCCAGAAAATATGGCATTATATATGGCTCGGTCTTTACACCAGTTTTCAGTTTGGTCTACTAACCATTGAAAATCTGATTCTGATGGGGAAAGTTCAGAAAGATATCCTTGAATCGTTTTATGTTGATCTTCATTTAAAACAGCTTTCTGAATATCAATATTAAGTGATTCTATTGTAGGACTGTTATTATATTTTTCTACATAATCATTAATCGTTTTGAATATCGTCCGTTCTGTATGATCGGAAAAATATTCTTGACGTATAAATGGTATTACCTTTCTAGTGTATTCTTCATTGTAAAGTAGACTGCTCAGTATTGTTGTTTCTATTCTCATAATTAAATTTCAGTGCATCTCGGTCTAAGGCTTCTTTTAATTCAGTTAGCAATATATCTCCCAATATAGTACCAAACTCATCATTTTTTTCCAATTGTTCCATTGTATAATCTGTTGGATTTGATAAAATATCAAAATTAAATCTCAAAGGCAACTCTGCCGCTAACTCTGGATCAATCAACCCACCATCATCATCATATATAGGAAATTTAACATTCACATAATTATAGATTATACCTTTAAACTTACCTTCTCTAATTCTAAAGGCAGCTTCACCAGTCTTTTTATGTTCTACTGTATCGTACTTTTCAACCATAACAAAACTCTTTATGTGCTGCATCTTCTAATTTTAACATAATTTCTTCCGTAAAATATTTTTCTGGATCTTCGTTAATCTGTTTACCAAATATCTTTGATCCATCAGGCAATTCATACCTGGTAGATACTTTACTTATTATATCATGTTTCTCGGCCAAGTCAAGTAGTCCGTAATGTCTATCTAAACCTTTTGTATAAGACAATCTAACATCTACCATCTGATTCTCTTTAGTTAATCTAGACTTATATGTTTTGCAATGAATTATATTACCAACAATTTCTGTTCCAACCTTTTCCTTCTTCTTTGATAGATAAATGATTGTTGATGCAGCATACTTGAGGCCCGACCCACCTCCCATTTCTTTCTGTGGGAACATAGAACCAATAACATCATAGGTGTGGTTAGTCATTATCATAGGCACACCAAGTTTACCAAGTTTCAATGTCAGTACACGAAATGTAGCTTTAACAATCTGTGACCGTGTCATATCTTTTGTTTCTTTACCTGCCTCTGTATCTTCAATCTCTTTTGTTGTAGATAACATACCGAGACTGTCAAGACACAACAACAAAGGTTTACCTTCACCTGTATCTTCATATGCATCTAATACAGCTAATGATTGATAACGAAACTCTTGTACTGTAGTCACAGGCAGTATCACCATACGAGCAGAATCTATACCACGACTTTCAATCATCTCTTTAGTGATAGCTGATTCACTTTCAAAAAACACCACACTACCATCAGGATTATCTTCTAAAAACGCCTTACAAACACCTAGAACAAAGAACGTCTTGCCAGTCGCAGACTCTCCCGCAATCGCTGTAATTTTGTTTTTAGGTATTCCACCGTACAAACTACCAGATACAAGGGCATTAAAAATATAAGAGCCAGTATCCACATACCCACTAACATCAGCGGTAGAAAGGCCATCACTAACAATCGTACCATATTCATTACCTGTTTCCTTAATTACATTTTTCAAGAAGTTCGACATTTTCTTTTTCTCCTTCACTCCATCCCATTGTGTACCATTTGATACCTTCTTCTGCAAACAACTTTTTTAACTCTTCCTTTTTCTCATAAGGTATATAAAAAGTTTGGTATCTCTTATTTTCATATACAGCTACTAACAATTAAAATAATCCCTCCAGAGTTGCCCGTCTAGTATGGCGCCAGAAATCAAATATTTTGTTTTTTCCAAAACACCATACATTTTCTATGTAGAGTTTGTTCATAAACTCCACCAACTCCTCTTTTGTTTTAAATTTGTTCTTCCCTTGAGGTCGCTGCATGATTCTCATTCCAATTTGTCCTAGAAAATCAGGCTGGAGACTATCTACCAATTCATCACATGAATGATACCTAGTCCCCTTAATTTTTGGATCCATAATGTTAGTCAATAAAAATCCATTATCACTTAAAGCGTTAAAACTATTTAGTGCAACTGGTAAGTAAAATTCATCACGCCATTTTTCATATTCATTAAACTTTGCCCAAGATTGATCTTCTTCAAACTGTCCACCTTCATTATATCGTTCTGTAGAAAAATATGGCGGACTAGTAAATGCACAATCTACATTCTTAATTCTCTCCCATGGTAAATCTTCAGCACCACATCGGTATATCTCTGTAGTCTTACCTGGTGCCATCTTACTATATTCTTTTATCATTTCAGAATATATTTTAAATGTATTTGGGTTTGGATCACACCCAATATAGTGTGTAGCATTTGATGCAAAAAATCCTGTTAGTCTATCACCCCAACCCATAGACGTATCAAGTACAGTCTTGGCATCTGTCATATTATAAATGACCTTTGCAACAATAGGTTTAAACTGAGTTGCAATATATGTCCCAAGACGTAATACTTCCATTATACTCTTTGGACTTAAATCTTGTGTACTGTTTACACCTCTCCACAACCCACCGATAGATGACCATATCTTCTTTGCAGTTCCTTCTTCCCAAACTTGTGCAGGTGCCATGTAACCATACGAACCACACCGTAAGCGTAAATGATTCATAAAATAGTCGGAACACAGATTATATGCCGTAGGACCGTCTATAATGCCCTGTCCGCAAGTCCGAAACTCATATTTGTAGTCATCATACTTCTCAACTACTTCATTTTCTATCTGCTCTATTGGTGTAATAAAATTTGTATAATCTGCCTTCTGAAGTTTACGAAAGTTATCTACCATATCACTGTACGGTATTTCTCGAAAAGGAAATGGCGGCCGTTCTTCGGCAACATAGTACGAAATTGTTTCACGAAAAACTTCCTTACCATACTTCTCTGTGCAATAACGAAACTCTCCCTTGTTTAGGTAGAAGTCATGCTCTTTCAAATAATCATATAATTCTTGTATCATTGGGACAAATATCTCCCTGCGCTCTCTAATATGGTTACATCATCCTGTAGTTTACTGATTGCTGTATTACAGTTATCACACAAGTATCCTCTAAACTTACCTGCCTTATGGTCGTGATCTAAACACCACTTAATTTTATATCCTTTATTAATAAGGCCTTGCTCATCTATCTTACATATAGGACATACATGATTTATTGGTGTTGGATATTGTTCTTTAAGTTTTTTTGTAATTCGACTATTCTTTATACCACATAATTTACAAGTTCCTCTAAAATAGTTACCACCACTAGCAATACCAAAATATTGATTAGTTTTAGGATATTCCTTGCCACACTCTGAACATCGTTTTGTATCAAGGAGTTCTTCTTTGCCCCATAATGTATTAACAATCATCCAAACAACGCCTCTAATGTCCTTTGTGTCCCATAACTTCTATCAACATTCCATCCTATCTGGTCTAATATGAATGTCAACGGTTCAACAAAACTCTTATCAAACATTATATCATAGTTTATCGTTTCTTGCAAGTCAAATTCTTTTGGAAGTTTTGTCATAAATGAAATGACATTAGCCTGCATACTATTCGGAGTCCGAAGTTCTATAAATTTTATCTTGTCACCCTCTTGTATAAAAGGATACTTGTGAGATAGCTTATTCTTTTTCAATAAGTAATTATATATCAATGCACCCTTAATATGCATAGGACAACTTTTCTTAAAGATTGATGAACTATCTGCCCACTTCTTTAAACCGTTACATGATCTTGGATATGCAATACGTTCAGCTGGCATAGCCATAAATTCTTTACGAAAATCTTGTATGAATGTATTTAATTTTGTTTCATCTTCATTAATGATTACCTTTAATGCAGTCTTAATCATATCTCTACAAGGCTCTGGGGTAGAAGATTTGACTGCCTCAATACCCATGATCTTTAATTGAGGCTCTGCATATCGTACACCCTCACTGTCATGTACGTTTAATATGTATCGTTTCTTTGCAGTCCAAATACCTTTATCAGCAATGACTTCCCTAGCCATCTCCATCTTTTGTTCATAAGCATTTACATATTCTGCAAGCTCCTGATAACACTTATCAATATAAGGTTCAATTTTCTTTTTAGCCACTTTATTGAGAAAGGATATAATTTGTTCTTGGGACACATCAGTTCGTCCATTAAAAGATTTATGTACCAATTGGTCAAAAGTGACGTAAATCGAATCTGTATCTGATGCAATGATATAATCTTCATTTTCTGTTCCTAATATTTTATTCAAATAATTATTCATAGCATTTTCAATCCAACGAATTGATAATTGACCCGCTGTTGTTATAGCAGTTGCTAATCTTGTATCATAATAACGAAAGTATTGATTACCGATGGCTCCATAAGCACTATTCAATGCAATCTTTCTTGCCATCTGAATGTTATTATATTTTGAAACTTCATTTTTATATTTTGGATCTTTAGTATCTTCATATCTCTGCTTAGCTTCTAAAGTCCATTTTTTAAACTTCACCCGATCACTATAAAACTTCTCCATCAATGCAGGAAGAAACCCATGTTGGTTTGTACGAAATCTGGCTCCGTTCGGGGTTACTGTATATCCATCATCAGGTATATCAACTTCTTTCTTTAACATCTTTTCAACATTAACCTGACCATTACCTTCTTTTGACATTGTTTCTGGTGAAATATTATACTGCATAATCAAATGTGGATATAGACTGTTTAAGTCAAATGACATCACCCAATTATGTAGTCCCGTCTGTGGATCTTTTACATATGCACCTTCATACTTATCATCCTTTCTAGATGGTTTTTTCATAGGTACTATAAAATTTTTCTCTCTTAAAAAATTATATATAATAACATCCCACATACGAACCTGTGAGAACACATCGTTTGGATTAATCTTGGCTTCATACGCCATTGTTAAATGTAACTCAATAAGTTTCATCTTAGCTTCAAGACGATCTACTAATTCAACGTCCTGTATATTGTAATCTACAAACGACTGATAATCATTAGTATACCAATCTCGGAATGTTTCATGTGGGTTTTCATGTTTAGTTTCACCCAACTCTACATATGCAATATGATTTAAAGCATATGACTCTTGATTGGTATAAGTGTATTTTTTATATAAGTCTAGATAATCTAATATAGAAACACCTAAAATGTCAAACATAAGCATCTGACGATTTACCATATGCGCCATTCTTGAATGTACAACACCCCAAGGCGACAGTCTTTGGATTTCTTCTTCGTCTAAAATTTTTTTAATTCGATTGCAGAGATACGGAATATCAAAGAACTTAACATTCCAACCTGTAATAACATCTGGACCAATATAGTCCCAGAATTCAAGGAATTTTTCTAATAGATGTTTCTCATCACGACAATGAAAATAATTTACATCTTTACGATCATTAGAATAATCTTCCAGACCCCAAACAAGAATCTCACCATTGGCATGATTCTTAACCGTGATACAAAGCATCTCCTCTTCGGCTAATTCAGGATCAGGAAATCCATTATCACAACGAACCTCAATATCTAGGGTAAGAATAAAAAGTTTATTCATATCCCAATCAACTACACCATCATAATTCTCAGCAATCCACGTGTATGGAAAACGCTCCATGCCGAAAACCAAATTGGGTTGTTCGTCGTATTTTTCTAAAAAAGATTTAGCTTCGTAAATAGATTCACACTTATACGGAGCCACATAATGACCTGTGAGAGTCTTAAACTCTGTTTCTTTTTGCACAGGAACATAAAAAGTCGGTTGATATTTGACCTTATGTTTTATTCGCTTACCATCTTTAAATTCACGAACAAGAAGCTTGTCAGCTCTTTGCAATACATTAATATAAAAATCACTCATGCAAGCATTATAACATAAAAATCAAAATAAATCAAATGCTTTTTTATTAAAAGTTCCGTCCGGCTCTACCCCATGTTTAGTAGAAACTACAAAAGTTTTAGCTGGATTAACCATAACATTAGCCCTTCGCATAAAAGTTTGATTCATTAAACATTTAGTTACCTTATGACTTCTATCATCTACTATAAATTGTACATTCTTATATACTCGTCCATTAAAATCTATATCTAAATGTATTGAGGGACGTTCTATAGGAGTTTTAGATGACCATGACCATTTTCCCTGTTCATAAGTTCGCATCTCAACTAAATCATGTTTAAAGGTTTTACCATTGTTTTTCCATATAACCTTTTTACCCTCTACTTTCCATTCATCACAGTGCATTATAGCTCGAGCACTATTACCAGTATCAAAATTAGCTACAATCTGACCTACACCTAAAATTTCAAGTCTTTCAAATCTACCCACCTCTAATGCTACAGCGTGCCTATTTTTAGGGTTATGAAAATAATCTAAAAGTTCTTTAATTATATTTTTACCAGTTGCTGTTTCTATACCTTCTGTTCCGGGAGAATGATTAACCTCTAAAATATAAGGGGGTTCTTTTTTTGGATTTTGACTAGGTATAAAATCAACCGCGGTCCAAACTCCACCCATAGCCTTTGCTGCTAATAAACATTGTTCAATTTCCAATGCGGTTAATTTATATTCCTTTACTTTAGCTCCTTGTGAAAAATTACTTCTAAAATCTCCCTCTAAAACCTTTCTAGACATAGAAGCCATAATCGTATCATTTAAAACTAAAACTCTTACATCAAAATCTGTTTTTATATATTCTTGAAGTAATAAATCAGCATCTTGATTTTGTTTAAAAAGTAATTGTACAATAGCATCTAAAGACCTTTCAGATTCTATAAATACAACACCTATACCCTTTGATCCCTCTAATGTTTTTAGAACTAATGGAAAATCTGAATCTAAATTTTCTACCGCTTGTTTGACACTACTTTGATTTGGTATCAATACTGTTTTAGGTTGTGTTAAACCATCTCTTTCAAGTTTAATAGCGGCCCTATATTTGTCGGAACATAAAGCAACTGTATCTCTACTATTAACCATAGTTGCACCAGTTCTTTCTAATTGAGATACCAAAGCTAGCCAACTCAATTTCATCATAGCCGGACCACGCAGTATTACTATAGTATTATTATCTACTACAAATCCTTTAGGATCATCTTTATTGTGAACTGTATGTATATTTTCAACAGATTTAAAATAAGCTCCATCTATAGACACTATATAACATTCAATTTTTTGTTTTTCACATTCTTCTAAAACTCGTCTAGCTGTGCGAAAATACTTATGGTTTTTTGGGGCATATGGTCCCTTCCCAGTCTCAGAAACAACAACCACCTTATATGGGACTGGTTTTTTAGATTCTTTTTTTTGTTCAACCAGAGTCTTTCTGGAATTACGAACCATTTGGAAGGACTTACTCATACTACTATTTATGATAGTAATAATTTTTTAGGGGCAACGTCTATACCTGAACCGTAAACTCTACGGTAATTATCTTCTAAATCTTCAGCTGGTTCTGATACAGTTACAACCCAACTTCTTGGTACAGAAAATTCTTTACTCTTACTAAAAGGTTGCCACGGCACCATGCCCATCTGGACAGCATTATTAGCTCCACCAGACATAGGCATGAGTGCCGCAGGATCTTTTATGTCAATAAATTCTTCATTTTCTTTTGTTACTTCACCCACTACATCTTCACCCGATCTCATTCTAATCAATTTAATCATAATCTAATTTTCTCGTTTTTTTCCAATATTATATTTTGTTTCTAAAGTCCATTCTTCTTTTTCTTTATATGAAATTATTTTTATTTGTGATAATGGAGCTCTAGGTTCTGATAATCCTAAAATTTCTACTAAATTCCAATCTTCTAACAGTCCCGCTATAGTATTTCGTCTTTCAATATCATTCTGTGATAAATTTGTTATCTTACCATCTAAAGCAAATAGTTCCTTAAAATGAACTATATAATATCTTCCTTGTTTATGTAGGATGTGACATGATTGATATAACTTACGTTCTTTTCTAGAAGCAACACCTATGCGGGAAAGAGTTTCACGAATTTTTAAGAAATCATCAGGTTCACCCAATTTGATCTCTAGCATTAAGCCAGGATCCCAGTCAACTTCTTCCATGTTTTCCACCTCGATCAATTGTTATTTTTATTTTTTCAAGCTGTTCATCGTTTAGTATGTCAAGTGCCTGTCGAGCCTTTTCATTACTATAACCATAGTATTCTTTTACATATTCAAGATTTTTAATCTTGCTAGACCTGAGCCATTTACTGAATCTCTTTTTTGATCTTATACTATTTAGAAAAAACTGAAATTGCAATCGTTTATCTAGGTGGTGCATCTTATTCATTTCATTAACAAACAAAATACAATCAGGAAAAGATGATAATGCTTTATTCACTATAAAGGTAGGATATCTTTTTTCCCAAAATTCATCTTCACTATCCATCAGATCAATTTTCTGATGATTGATAGCATTAAGGTAATGTTTTAATTGATAAGGTTGTTCGTTTTTCATACTATCGCTGTATTCATAACTGATGCATTATATACATCTTCATTAATTTCACATCCGAGATACTGTCTATTCATACCTTTTGCAACATATGGAACAACACCTGAACCTGCAAAAGGATCTAATACTTT